TTGTCCGTAATCCACGCCTTGGCGTCCGCTCCTGCGGCAATGTCGTCCAAAATCACAAGGCGATCTTCAATCAGGTCAATCGCCCGCGAAAAGTCGCCTTCACGTCCTTCCTGCACAAAGTCTGCAAACAGGCAAAGCTGGCCGGAGTGGACGCAGTTCGCGCCAGTGTTTGGCTCGGTGTAGAACTTCCCGCACTTGTTCCACCAACGCCAGATGCGATTTGCAAGATGCGACTTCCCTGCGCCGGACGTTCCGAGCAGCACCAGCCACGGACACGGCTTGCCTTCCTTCACGTCCAAAGTGAAGTTCGCCGCCGCCACGAGCATTTTGCAAAGCTGCGGGTCGCCAAAGGTTTTGAAGTCAAACCACTTTTCCCACTCCTCAATGCTGATTTTTCTTCTTGTTTCCAGTTTTTGAGGATTCACTTGCTTCATTATTTTTGGAATGATGTCTTTTGGAGTATTCATATTGCTGAAATGTATTGTCCCGCCTCATTTTTTTCACACAACCTTACCGACCCCGCGATACTGACTTGCCTTGCCTTCGTTGAGTGTCCCGGTGTTGCGGTTTGCGCTGTTGCCAGAACCGCCGGAACGATTTGAGCCATTGTTTTCATATTTTCCTTCCATTATTTTTGCAACTGTGTCGGGCTGAATAAACCAATCGAAATTCGCCCGCCACCCACGGTCATTTTGGCCGAGGCAAAATTTTGATGCGGAAAGTTTCGCAAGCGCGGCCTTCCAATTCGCGGCGAAAAAGGCGTCATGCAGACGAACCTGTAAAAACCGGCGGCGCTTATCCGAAACCACAAGACACTTTGTGAAAAAAGGATTTTCATTCCATGCGTCAAACACTTCTTTGATTCCAGCCGACGGAGGGAGCGGAGCGGCAGTCCCCTTCTTCTCTTCTCCTCTCTTCTCTTCTCCTCTTGCCGTAGAAACTTCCGATTTGCTAACTAGCCTCTTGCTAGTCTTTTTGTAATATCCTTTATCCAAGCCTCTTGCATAGTCACTTTGGAGCCTATCCCAACCATGAATAATTATGAACCCATCCTGCCGGGTGATGTATTTGATGCGCTCCAAAAGTCCGATGGACTGATTAAACACTGGAACGCTGATATTAACTTTTCGTGCAAATCCGATTAGTTCAAAATCCTCGTCCTGCCATTTTATTTTGTTGGAACGATTTTTAGAAGCTTCCGACATAATAACTAGCCACACACTAGTTACTAATGGCTGTTCTGAAATGGCGAATTGCATACCTTTTGAATCAAGTCCGTCGTTGTAGAATTTGAACCAGTCAGCCACGGTGATTCCTCCAAAAGCTCAATGCTGCCGTCTTGACGGTGAGAATCCGAGCAGCGCACGGATGCGCCATTGGAAAGGTCATCAAAACGGCAGCATTGAAATTTCTTTGTTTCATTTTTTCCGGTAACGCCGATTCTCACACGGCGGGTTCATTGAGAACCGGCGTTAATATCAGGTCATTTGCCCATCATTGCAAGAACTATTTTACGGTGTCAAATCCGGGTTGTCAGGTTGGTCGGCGGCAATGTTCAAACTCTGCTGTCTTGCTGGCGGCCCTCCGTTCAATTCGCAAAGCCGCTTGAATCCGGCGTCCAGTTTGTCGCAAAAGTCGTAAAGCGTCTCCTCGATGACGGCGTTAATTTTCTCGTCGCGCTCAATCAGTGTGACATAGGCCGGGAACTTATTGCGGTAGGACATGAATCGCCACCACGACCGACCAGTGACGAATAGCGAGCCATAAACCTGCAAGGCGTAATCCGGGGGCAGTTCCCCAGCCATCAAATACTTGACGTGCGTTTTCGCTTCCGGGCATTTGATTTCAATTCCGCCGTCCGCGCCGATCAATCCGTCCGGCGAGCAGCCAATTTTACCGTCGTCAGTGGTTACAAATCCGACGCTGGTTATTTCCTCGTTGAACATGAACGTGTAATAAGGCTTCGCTCGTTCTTCTAGGATATGCCCGAAATCCATAACCAACGTTGCCTTTGACGGCGTGGGGCTTCCCGTCCACCGCTCGGCCAGCTTCATTGCGAGATACGATTCCACCATCAAGCCTTTGCGCGGTTTGAATTCGGGCGTCAAGATGTTATCAAACTCGCTCGCTGTTGGCACTCCGGCGCGAGCCATTTCCCAATAGAGCGAGTTCTGCTCAATCGGATGTTCGGCTCCGTTATCGTCTTTGTAGGTTGCAATTTTCATTGGCACATCCTTCTATTCATATTTTGCTCTTGGCGCGTCGCCCAGCGGCAGTTACTCGGTTCGTAATCGCCATCATTGTTGATGCGGTCAATTGAAAGATTTGGAGACGGCTTTTTCCCCATGTCAGAAAAGAAGTTTGAGAACGAATTAACCCACCTGTCGCAAACCTTAATTCCCCTGCCTCCCCAATCCTTAAATTGAATAATTCGCGGATTAAAACACCGCGTCTTCATATTGCACCAAGCGGTATATTCCGGCGTTCCATGTAGCCTTTTAAGCCTTCTCTCTTTTTCACTGTCTTTCTTAAAACAACCGCAGGAGCGACTAACACCCCTTGTTAATGAGGTGTGTTTAACTGGCCTTACCGTTCCGCAGTCGCATACGCAAAGCGCATACCAATTTGCGTGGGCGTTAATAACCAGCCAACGCCCGTATCTTTCGCCCGCCTTAACTTTGCTTAATCTGCTCATCGTTGCACCTATTAAAGCTCCCGCCCGTGTGTGCAACGTGTGGACAAGGGGGCCACGAGTAAGCCGGTTTGACGGCTTCACGGGCGAGAGCAGAGTTTGATTTTCGTTGCACAATGAAATCATAAATCATTTAGGAGTTTTGTCAATGGACAGCGCGCTCTTTCGATGTCAACATTCTGTCCATTACGTCATAATTCACGGCGGGAATATCCGCAAAGGACGTTGCCCCGGCCAGTTTCAAAAATGAGGGGATGTGGGAATTTATCATCTTGGCTCGGTGTTCCAGTCCATCAGCTTGTGCCTGTGTTATTTTCTTGTTCGTTTCCCCCAAATTGCGCGGGTCTGCGTCCTCTTGGATGCGTGATTTCAAGCCAAACATCTTCATCACCAAATGCCGCCACGCACTTGTGGTTGCGCCCGTGTCGGCGGCGGTAGCGTCTTTCATGGCGTTGGTGTTTCCCGACCTGACGGAATACTCCCGCGTCTCCTCATGTCCATCGCAATGAATCAGCGTTATCAATGCCGCCGTCTTTCCGGCCTCGTCACGCTGGCCGAACAGCATCGTGAATCCATGCTTCAATAAAAGCGGTTCAAGGCATTTGGAAAGCTCGCCTTCGCTGCAATAGCGATAAGCAACCTTGCCGTTGTTCATGGCCGCTTTGTCAGCGTAAATTTCCATGTGTGAGATTTCCGATTTCAACTCAAAAAATGCGCGGTTGAATTTCGCCTTCGCTTCAAACGCCACTTCCTCCCGGCGCATGGCGATGATCTCTTTGACCACGGCGACGTTTTCAGACGTGACGCCCCCGCGCACGGCAGCGTCCAGGATGTCAAGTGAGGACGGCTGGCGCGCAGCAACAGGCATCGGCTCTTTGGGGAGCGTGGCCAGTTCGAGCGTTTCGGGCTGTTGATTTGATGTGGTTTGTTTCATGGTGTTTGAGGTATTGGTGATTCTCCTTTTTCAACGGAATCTGCCTGTTTCCGCAAGGCGGCAGCGGCGGCGATTCTGGCGGGGTCTTTGGGTTTGAACTCATTGAGTGCGGACTCAACGGCTTGCTCTAGCGTGTCGCCATAAAAAAAATGGCTTTCAATATAGACGTAATGCCCGTATTTCGGGGCTTCCATTTTCCACTTCCCACTGCCGTTTTTGTCCTCCTGATATTTCAAGCCGACGAACAGCGAGGTGTCGGGGAACTTTGCCCGCAATGCGTCAAAAGCGGGTTTGAGAATGTCGCGTGTTGGGAGTTTGATTGGTTCACTCATATACTTTTTGTTGGCGAAATTCACCGCGAGTTACCTTGGTTGTTAAGGCTTGATTTCGATTTCTTCCCATCCTGTTTTTGATCTCTTCACAATCAGGAATGTCGCCCAACTGAACTTACGAGCCGCCACTTTTATTTTTACAAGTGCGTCATCACGCTGGAATCCTTTCACATCCTCGAAAACCATGCGGCCAGCGCTGGAAATGTAATTGAAGTCGGGCGTGAACCGGCAATCGTCTCCCAGTTTCAATGTGACGGCCTGCACTCCTATGGATTGAACCCCAAGCATCCGCAACCAGCCCAATCTCGACCGTTCAGTTTTATTCAGTTTTGCCTCATCGTTTGACGGTTTAATTTCAAAGACTCCCGGCGCGGTGTTCGCGGTTTGCGGTTTGAACGCCTTTACCGCCGTCCCCGTGAGTTGGGCGAACTTCGGATGATCCAAAAGCTGTTGAGTGGTGAATTTCAAATTTCATCCTCTCGTTCAA